AATTGATACTAAATACTGCAATGTTTGTAAATCTTTTAAATAATTCTTCTTTACTTCTGGTGTCCACTTACGTACATCTGTATGAAACCATAACATATCTGCACAAGGTTCTAAGTACATTGTATAGTCTATCCTGTTGACTACAGGTACTTTAATCAATTAACGCAATTCCCACCAAGCACTTAAACTTGCACTAGCATTCCAAGAAACAGAATATGTTTTTCCAATCGGAACAATAAATGTAAATGCTGTTGTCGAACCTGCTGGAGAACCGCTTTGTGTTGGTAAAGTTACTGAATTCACTGTAACAACTAAAGTTAGTGCCTGTCCACTATTATCGTCACCATATATCATGACAAAAATAGGAGATCCTGTACTATTTGTATAAGAAGTTCCGTTTGTTCTGCTTCCTGTTACATCTGTGTATGTTTGACTAGCATTTCCAAGACCTAGTGCTGGAGCAGTGGATGCCCATGTAGTTCCGTTAGATGTTAAAACATTTCCACTTGTACTAGGGGCTACTAAATTACCTGATAATGCTGAAGTACCATTACCAAGAATAACGCTATTTGCTGTTAGAGAAGAAGCACCAGTTCCTCCATCAGCTACAGTTAAATCAGTAATCCCTACAATAGTACCGCCAGTAATATCAACGGCAGTTTTATTCTGTGTTGACATTGTTCCTAGAGCAGCAGTTGCTGTATCTACAGCAGTCTTTACAAAAGCAGTACTTGCTATCTGAGTTGTATTAGAACCAGTGGTAGCTGTAGGAGTAGTTGGAGTACCTAATAAAGCAGGACTAGACACGTCAGCTTTAGATGCAATAGCAGAAGAAATAGCTGTAAACTCAGTATCTAACTCAGTACCTTTAACAATCTTTCCTGCGTTACCAGTAGGAAGAGTATCCTTAGAGGTAAAATTAGTTGACTTTGAATAATCTGACATATGTAATCCTTAAATATTTTTACCTGTTTTAATTGCTACGTCTACTTTCTGAACAGACAGAGGAGATCCATTAATGTCTGATTCAAATCCAATTTGTAATACTCGTCCTGATCCTGACGCATTAAACTTTAATGTATCAAGAGCAATACCATTAGCATATTCTGCAATACCATATTCAGCAATACCATATTCTGCGACAGTCACAGGCTTTAAAGTAAGTGTGCTACTGTTGTAGTTATTAGTGTAATCAAAACCCCACTTAATAGCAACAACTTGACTTCCTCCTCCAATCACAACCATTCCTAGTTTCTTAAGAATCTTAATTGCTGTTGGTTGTTCAAAGTCAAAATAGTTAGTATAGTAAGACCAACGATAACTAGTTGCATTATCTTGGTATCCTGTATAGTTACCAATGTATCCTTTTTGACCAACATACATCTTTCTATCTTCTGTTACATGAAACGCAGTAGGATTAATGCTCTTCCAGATTGTTGTTCTTGCTGCACCATTCTCTAACATACCACGAGTATCAAAGCAATATGTAAACCCAGTAGAAGGTAAAGATAATAAATAGAAAGCATCTGTTGCATAGTATACTGCTTTAATATTTTTTAATGTCTCAGTTGCTACGTTAGAAATTAAATCATCACGTACATTTTTAGACACATCACGCAATGGCATTGACTTCTCTTGAATCAAACGACCAAGAGATTGTACACCAGTCTCAGATAAGAACATAATATCTGAACCAAATACAGAAACTACTGAATCACGAGCAATACAACCCACACCTTTAATAACATCTTGTAATGTCATTGTTGATGGATCTTTAGGGTTAGCATAAATCAGAATGCTACGACTACAGAATATAATCAAGAATCCGTTATGTGCTGCAAGTGCTGTAATACCGTCGCCAGTAGGAATGACTGTACTAATATCTAAGTACCCTGAAGTACCTGTAGTAAAGTTAGCTGGGTTTTGTAAGTCACTAAAGTAAACAGTTTGATTATCACCAGTAATGTTAGCAGTCCATAGACGACCATATGCTGTTATAGCACAGTTAGGAGTAAAGCTAGTTACAGTATATCCTGTTGGCAGTGTTCCGATATCTCCCATACGTTGAAAGCCATAAGATCCTGTATGGTTGTGTGTTGCATTACCTAGTTTATGATATATTAATACTGGATGACCGCCTTGTACAAAGACAGCATGAGCAGATGTGTTTCCACTGTTGTTATACGGCATTGGAGCAATCTGCCAGTTATCATCAGTAACTGTAATAGCTGTAGTTCCTGTGCCAGCAGCGTCCACTACAGTTCCGTCTACTGCTGCAGTTAGTGTAGTTGTACCAGTATAGATCTTATTACCAGCAGCACTAAAGACTACATTACCGTCAGACTTAACAAATTCAAACACTGTTCTTACTGCAGGAGTAGAAGTGATTGCTGTTGTGTTTACTTTAGTCCAGCCCTTACGAGCACCGATACGACCATACTTATCAATGACACAATTAAACGCTTCTAATGCATATCCACTAGTTAGTTGTACTGAGGAATCCTGAGTGTTTAATCCAGAAAACCCTGGTGCTTGAATCGAGCCTGTAAGTAACTGTTCAGCCATTAAGGTGCAGTCCAGGAATCTTCTTCAAGATAGCGACCACTCTCAAGAGCAATAGCATCGCCTAAAGATTGTTTATATAAACCATAAAGTTCGTTAGAAGCTAAACCACCATCTTCACCACGTTCAGCTACAGCACGAGCTACAGCACCTAGGATGACTGGCTCAGAAGGAACTAATAATTGAGTAGCGTTAGCAGATAAAGGTAGCTGTGGTTTGATAATGTTAAATCTTAGATTGTATACACCATCAGGAATAGGATACACGTCAACCTGAGTATCTCCATTAGAATTTGTTCCGTTAAAGTTATAGTAACGAGGAGCACCTGACTCAGTGTTTGTCATTAAGAATAACTGATTCATATCTTGTGTTGTTTTAAGACGTAGGTAGTCGTCTGTACTATCGTTAACTGCATCAATAACTCTAAATCTTTGACCAGATCCTGTTAGAACATAGTTAAATAAACTAGCTGTAGTGTCTGCAGTAAGGGTAGTAGATAGAGCGTTCCAATTGTAAGCGTCTTCTACTTGTCTCTTGGCATCGTTCACATACTTACCAATAAGCTTTGAGTAGGCAGTATCAGATACTGAAGTAACCTCGTTCTCACGAAGCCTAATCAGTACATCATTCACTAGTTCTAAATAGGTAGGGGATGCCATAAGTTCCTAATATTATATCATATTTTTAAATAAAAGTCAAGGATTATTTACAATCCCATTTCTTTAATGCTAAGGCTTTCCTTGTAGGTCTGCCCTTCTCGTCTTTCATAGGACCTTTAACACCTTCCATACGAGCACAGAAACTCTTACGTCTACCTGCAGCCTTTGGAGATGAAGCAGCTTCCTTAGCAGATACTGGTGGCTTTAGCTTAGAACCAGTAGTTTTATTGTAGTAGTCTCTTCCCTTTTGATTTAGTCCACCTTCAGGGTTCTGATATACTTTCTTAACCATTATTTCTTCTTTGCAGTCTTAGCAGATTGTTTAAAAGCTGCAGCAGTAGGAGCACCTTTAGTACCAGGCTTACGCATCTTTTCTCCTGATCCTTCAGCTATCCTTTTACGCTTTGCAGCGATATTAGAATAAAGACTTGGTTTCATTTCTTTTTCTTCTTGGTCATCCCAGCCTGGGACATAGCAATAGCTACTGCTTGCTTACGAGACTTAACAATAGGACCAGTCTTAGAACCAGTATTTAAAGTACCAGCTTTGTACTCACCCATTACTTTACCAATCTTAGCAGATTGTTTTTTAGTTTCTTTCATGTCTATTCCTTAGATAAGTTCAGTTACAGAAAATGTAGAAGTTGCTACAGTTGCGTCTTTAATAACAGCAATTTTATCTCCTGGATTTACTTTAACAAAAGTCACACTATTAGTTGGACACATGGGGCTTGTTGTGACAGATGCAGTAGGTGCTGTACCAATTGCAAAATGACAATGTCCTAAAGATGCTGCAATACGGATCATTGTTGTGTTTGCACCAAAGGCTGTTGAAGCTACGCTAGAGTTTGTAACAGTAAATACTTGAGTTGTTCCTAAAGCAGGAACTCCGTTTGCTACTCCGTTTGGGTCTAATTGAAATGTACTCATAATAATTCCTTAATCAAGTGTTAGTAAATACAAGGTTTCAAGATATTGTCCTACGATCTCATCAATGATGTTCTGTAGGGCTGTATCAGTTTCAGGCACTACTTCATACCTAGTCTTCTCAATCCAGTCTAAGTGCTTCTTAAGCACTGTAATAGGATCTTTAGAGTATGTATCTTTCTCTTCCAATGTAGGAACTTCTACACGACCATTTCGTCCCTGATATTTCTCCATCAAACTATCTGTGAGTTCAAGGATGTTGTCATAAAACTCATTGAGTGTTTTATGTTGTGAGAAACTTAAAGTAGCCCAATGTTGTCTGTGAGCTGTATCTCTTGAGAGAAGTAGAAGTGCAATTAATTTACCAAACATAGTAGCCTTAGAAATGTTTTAGAATCCAGTCTTTGAAGACTGTTAAGAATATGCCAATACCAGAAGCTAAGAAAGCCACCCCACCTAAGAAGCCTTTATAACGCATCATCTCATCACGCACTGCATGAATACAGTCTAGTATCTCTTTTTGACTAGCTTGTAGCTTTTCTACTTCAGCTTCTAACACAGCAATACGTTCAACTTGTTCGCTCATAATTTAAATGTGTTGTTATATTTAATCATTTGCTACCCAATTTTGAGTTTCTTCATTCCATTTATATCCTAATCCATCTGTAGGATAGGGAACAGGAGACTCCCACAACCAAGTTGATGTATTTAATATCCAACTTGGAAAAGGTTTTGATTCATAAAATACATCGTGTTCAAAATCGTAAATGTAGCCAACTCCAGCATAATTTCCACGCAATGGAGTACCGCCTAATTTATGTTGGTTTCCATAAGTGTTATATGAAGTTTGTAACCACAATCCAGGGCTTGAATCTACAAAATCATTAAAAAATTCAGGTTCAGCTACGATAACTTGTAAAACTTTTCCATTTAAAACTTTAGCAAAATGACCCATTTTTAACCTTTAGCAAGTATAAGTTCCTGAAGAACCAGTCCATTTAAGGATAGTGTTTCCCCCTGAAGTTGTAATAGTTGGGCTACCAGTATAAGTGCCTGTATAAACAGAAGTTGCTACTGAAATAATAACAATACCTGATCCACCAGCCGCACCGTTTCCGTTGTTATATCCGCCGCCGCCGCCACCACCGCCTGTATTAGCAGTACCAGCAGTACCACCAGCAGCATTACCACCGCCAGCACCGCCACCACCAGCACCACCAGCACCACCACTAGCTAAACCACCGCCACCACCGCCACCAGCATAGGTAACGGAAGAACCAGTAATTGTGCTTGCCGCACCAGCACCACCAGCCGTGCCAGCAGTTGTTGTGCTATTTACACCTTGTGCAGTTGCACCGCCGCCGCCACCACCAGCTTGTCCAGTAGTGCCATACCCACCTTGATTCCCTTGTCCAGCAGTTCCTAAACCTTGTCCACCTGAACCAACTTGTGTACCACCACCTGAACCACCATTACCACCATTTATTGGTGAGCCATTGTAACCACCACCTGAACCACCACCAATTGCCAATACATTTATTCCAGTTCCGACTAATGATGAATTATTACCATTAGTTCCGTTACCGCCACCAGCACCGCCGCCGCCTATTGTTGCAGTTAATACAGTTCCTGAAGAAAAATTTTGAACTGAACTTAAAAGTCCACCAGCACCACCGCCGCCTGAAGTGTTATAGCCAGCACCACCACCACCAGCAACAACTAAATAAGTAACATTTATTCCTGATTGTGCAACAGTAATGCTTCCTGAACCGTTAGTGATAGTAATACCTTGACCAGCAGTTAATGTAGTTCTAGTAAAGCCTGTGCCATTACCAATATCTAAAGCACCGTTTGCTGGGGTTGATGTTAATCCTGTACCACCAGAAGCAACTGCTAAAGCATTGGCTAAACTAACTGTTCCATTTAATGTAGTAGTTGATGTACCAGCAGTAGAACCAATAGCAATGTTAGTTGTAGAACCAGCAAGACCGCCAGTACCAATATTCATTGTTTTGGTAGAGCCTGAAGCAGTTGCACCAGCTTGAATATTAGTTGTTTGACTTACTGTAGATTGCCCAATAGTTTGCGTACCAGTACCGCTAGTTCCACCAATAGTTAAAGTACCTGATGTTTGCGATGTGCAAATACTGGTATTACTGCTTGTTTGACTTGTAGCAAAAGATGCTGAATTACTAGTAGATCCGCTAAAACTTAATGTTCCAGTTGCCGATGGGCTACTCATTGAAGGGCTAGATAATGTTGGGCTTGTACCTAAAACTACTGCACCTGTACCAGTTGCGGTACTAAAGTCTGTAAATCCAGATTCCCAACTTGCCGCAGTAGTTCCTGAAGTTAAAATACAAGTAACCATTGCGGTTGTACCTGAAATAACTTTAATAACTTGATTACCACCTGAAGAATTTACTGTTATATCACCTGTTGCGTTATTAACAATATGGTATGACCATCCAGTTTGCAAAGTGCTTGTTACTGGTAAAACTAATGTTTGAGTTGAAGCACCAGTAAATATTTGATAATAAGTGCTTGTATTTGTTAGGGTTGTTGTACCAGCCGCAGTAGCAGTTGATGTAAAGCCTATCAAATTAGCCATTGCTTGTGGTGCAGAAGTAGCCCCAGTACCACCGTTAGCTAAAGCTAAAGTACCAGCTAATGTGATTGTTCCACTAGAAGTAATTGGTCCGCCTGAAGTTGTAAGGCCCGTAGTGCCACCTGATACATCAACAGAAGTTACACCACTAGCAGGAAGAGCTGAAGAAGTCCAGCTTGTTCCATTACCAATAATTGCATAATTATTTGTTGGTGTTAATCCAGCAATAGTTGATAAATCAGCATCATAAGCTTGTACTGTTGATCCAATAGCAGCAGGTTGTAATGCTGAATCAGCTTTAGTTCCTTGAGCAGCAGTAGCATATGCTGTACTATTTGTAGTTGCAGCAGTCCCTAAACCTAAATTAGTACGTGCAGTTGCTGCATTATTTAAATCAGATAAATTATTAGTAGCAATTAATGCACCAGACAATGAAGCATAAGCGTCTAACCATGCAGAACCATTCCATACTTTCATTGAATTTGAAGATGTATTGAAATATAAAGCACCAGTTAATAGTGCATTACCGTCATTATCTAATGTAGGAGCAGAAGATTTAGGACCTAAGTATCGATCATCAAAGCTATCATAAGAAGCTGCAGCATTAGCTTCAGAAGTTGCTGCATTAGTAGCTGATGTAGCTGCATTAGTTGCTTGAGTTGCAGCAGTAGAAGCAGAGTTGCTTGCATTAGTAGCTGATGTAGCTGCATTAGATGCAGAAGTAGATGCAGCAGATGCTGAAGAGGAAGCGTTAGAAGCCTGAGTAGTAGCTATTCCTGCTTGAGTAGTAGCCGTACTAGCTGAGGTAGACGCACTTGATGCAGAGGATGCTGCATTAGATGCACTAGTGCTGGCATTAGAGGCTTGAGTAGTTGCTGTAGTAGCTGATCCTGAAGCGGATGTAGCTGAGTTGCTTGCATTGGTTGCAGATGTGGTTGCAGAAGTCGCACTGTTTGAAGCATTAGTTGCTGAAGTGCTTGCTG